CGGTTGGTGACATGAGGGCAGCGGCCAAGCGTCGGCTCACCCTTCAAGCTCAGAGTGTTGAACTTCGTCACTATCTCCACCTTCGCGCAGTCACGGCAATGGTGGCCCTCCCAGATAGGGGTCTCCTTCTTCTGCGGTTTCTGCTGTACTCTCCTCGTTGCCATATTACTTCTTCTTCATATATTGCTGAGAGAGCTTCCTCTCATAGTTATTGCTCATTGCATCATTATACATGCAGCGGTAGATGCGCACCCATGCCACCTCGCGCACCTCGTTCTGGTTGGTGATACCCATACGCTTCGCATACCAGTCAAGGACACCGAAGCTGCCGAAGTCCAGCGTCTTGATGCCGGCGGCAATCTCCTCCTTGCTGTAGTTGACCTTGATGGAGGCAAAGAGCTTGTTGATACGTTCCAGCTCCTTCGTGACAAAGTTCAGGAATCCGAAGACATCGTTAACGTCCTCGTCAAACAGCTGGTCAGGCTCTATGCCTAACAGAATCTTCGCACACTCCCCTACGATGTCCTTTGCATCAGCCGCCGAGCGAATGTCATCCAGCGTGCCATAGCTGAGCGCATTGAGGTCTTGAGGTACGTCTTTCCCGCACAATTTCGCGGGTCGTGGCTGATCCTTCAGACGCAGCACCAAGTCCTCCTGCACGCCCTTGTCAGCATAAGGGTAGAGCATGAGGAACTGCTTATAGGTGCATTTCTCGTCAGCCATTCTTCTATACTTCTTACTTTTCATCTTCAAAATTAGTCTTATTTTGGGTGGTATTCTCTTATTTGCTCATTCGTTTACTGAACTCTGCTATTCAGTACGTCTCACCTGCACTGAGACCTGTGCGCCAGCCGTTACTTTCGTTCTACGGAAGTACATAGCCATCATCAGCATATCGGCATAGTCGGGCGATTTGCCGCCCAGCAGCTTCTTCCATTCATCCTTCTTGATGACGTCCAGCTTGCCTACATCATTATCTATGTGGGCCTGTTTCAACGCTCCCAGCTCGTCAATGATACGCTCCCGCTGTGCCTCGTTGCAGATGACTCTCAACCGTCGGCCATTGACCAGCTCTGCCAGTTTGAAGTAACACTCTGCTCTGAGATTCTGATAGCGTTTGTCAAGGGGAGGGTTTCCACCGTGAAACTCCTTGATACCTTCGAGATAGCTTTCCAAGTATGCACCCATGCCGTCTGCATCGACAATAGTCAGGGAGCGGGGGATTGCCTCTCTCAGCATAACATTCTTCAGGTCACGCTCTATCTCCCTGCCAGTGGAGTAGTCTTTGTCGAGGACTATCTTACAGACGTTACCCGTCCATGAGCCTATGACAAAGTGGTCATGTCCTTTCATGGCCAAGTCAGCGGAACAGCTCTTGCCTCCTACCTCTTCTATATGCTCGTTATAGAACAGGTCACGGAGCGCGTCAAAGTCAAAGAGCACGGCAGGGTCATCCTCATATTCAAAGTTTCCATAGACGAGACGCTGCACTGTCACCTTGTCTGCCCGCATCAGGTTCTCCAAGTACGCAGGCTCCAGGTAGGGGTTATCCTTCGGCAGTGCTTTGATGAACGCCCTGAACTTCGCCAGCAGGCCCTCCCTTGCAGGCTTCACGAAGTCATTATATATCCAGTTGCGCTTCGGGTTACAGGAGTACATCGCCTTGGGTATCGTCACCCATTCCGTACCGTCTGCGTTCTTTCCTCTCAGCAGAGAGAAACGGCCTCGCAGCACTGACACTGGCTTCTCGTCTATCTCCTGTGCCTCGTCAAGGAACATATCCGTCAGCGAGTAGGAGCCAAAGCGGTCGTAGTTCGGATCTTGCGGGTCCCAGTCGATATAGCGGAAGTATATCATGCTCCCGTTGGGGAAGAAGTACGAGTTTCCCGGCTCACCCTGGCTTGGTGCCGTCCTGTAGTAGCCATAGCCTGTTAGCCCGAGGTCGCCCAGCACTTCAAAGAACGTCACCATGGTGGTATCAGTAAGACGGCTGAACTCCCGACGGGCAATAAAGCCGACGCTGCCCGGCAGCGAGATACGTCTAAGTATCTGCCACAGGCAACCCAACCAGCTCTTTCCACCGCGTGCGCCACCGCCATACAATACCTCAGTGATGCCATTAGTGTAATCAGTCAGTAGCTCGTAGGCTTTCAGTTGTTTCTCGTTCAGCTGTATCTCTATGTTCATCCCCTGTCTGTTGTTCACCCTTGCTCTTGTATGGTGCAATGGTGATGTTGATAGGCTGTGTAGCGTCAAACTTCACATTCTGACTGTCTGACCATTCCTTCGTTCTGTTCTTCAGCCAGAAAATCGCCGCCGTGGTGTCAGGTGGGACGTGCTTCTTCACCTTCTTTACAAAGGTCGTCTGTGTGGCTCCGCTGGGGTCAACACGCACCTCCGTCACCGTCTCCTCTGCCTCATAGCCGAGGGCCCGCTTGTAGAGGGCAGAGATAACAGCATCGTCGGCCACCTCACTGCTGACCTTGATAAGGTCGGCAAACTCCGGGTATTCCTTCTTGATGCGTTTGAGCGTTGTGAGGCCACAACCGAGAAGGTTAGCCAGCCCTTTCAGGTCGGCACCTTGCTCACAATATTGCTCTATCTGCTCCTCCTTGCCAGCGACGTACTTGGCATAGAGGTTTTCGGGCGGTCTGCCCCTTTGCTTCTTCTCCTCTTCCATAGTCATCAGGATTCAGTTGTCTCACTCTGTGCGTCAGCCTCCACAGCAGCGGCAGTCTCCGCATCCTGCTTGGCCAACTCCTCTAAATACGCCTCGCAGATGTCTATCATCTTCGAGAAAGCCACGCTACGAGACTTTATCTGATAGCGCTTTTTCACCTCCTGCGTCAGTCTGATGTAGGACTCGAAGGAGCCGACGATGATACTTGATTCCTCGCCAATCTCCATCTTCTCCAGTGCGTCAAGCACGGTCTTGATGTTGTTGGCCCTGCTCTCCACAAACATGAACTTCATTTCCGTAATCTCGATGTCACCGTCATTGATGGCAGGAGTGGAGATTTTGTTCACGTCCACGAAATCCAGACCATTCAGGCCCGAGAACTCGCGTTTCTCCAAGCTCTGAATCTCCTCATAGATTTCTTTCAGCATTTGGCGGTCATCCTTACCGACGAGGGCGTTATGACTCAGCTGGTAGCCAAGCTGTGTGTCCTTATCCACCTCGTCAATATATAGGATAAGTATATACTCCAGCTTCGCCTTGATAGCAGCTTTCAATCGGTGGTTGCCGGACAGCATGAGGTACTTGCCATCCTCCTGCCGCTTCATGCCGAAAGGCAGCTGAGACAGGAAACCGTCTTCGGCCACGTTGTCAACGAGTCTGTCGAAGATGTCCTTATCCATATAGTGAGCATTGCGCTCCAGAGGGATGCAGTCATCGGTAGGACTGACATACGCCAGCTTGTAAGGGGCGATGAGCGCGTTCACATCGTCCAGTTTCTCCCTGATGAGGTTGATGTCTTTCAGACCACCACCCTTCATTTCTTGTATTTCTTCAGCCATGATTTATAGATATTAGTGATTGATTCTTTTCCAAACTCGCCGATATAGGTCAGCTTGCCTTCCTCCCGCTTCTGCAGCTTGAACACCCCACGGTATTTCATGCTGACAGGATTCTTTGTATAGACAGGTGTCTTGATCGCCTTGTAATACTCGCCGTACTTACGTGCTATCTCCATCTGTGTGTCATGGGACAGCTCACACATAATGAGCAGCTTTGACAGCTTCGCCTGGTGGCTGTTCACCACGAAGTCGGCCAGACAGAAGAGGTCATCGAGCGTACTCTGCATCTTAGAGAACGAGCAGAAGCCAAAGGCCAGCCCGTCGGCGAAGAATATCATTCCCAGGTCGCCGCCGTTGGTGTAGTTCACCTTATTGGCCATGTAGAAGTCCTTGTAATAGTTGACGTTCTCCACCTCCACCAGCTTACACGTTATCTTCGTGTCCTCCTTAAACTCAAAGTCAGGTGGGATAGTGGTGTACTTGCTCTTCAGCGATTTCGTCCGACGCTCGATGAAATACTTCTTCGGGTCACGCTCCCCTGCAGAGGAATACAGATAGACGGAGTGCTTGCCCTTGCCGAGGATAATCTTCGCACACAGGAACTCCTCGATGCTCTCATACGGCCTGTCCGTATAGACGATGTTTCTGTCAGTGGTCAGCAGCTCATGGTGGATGCCCTCGGCCTCCTTCGGGTCAAAGAGGTTGTAGTGGGCGTGCTCATACTCGAAGGTCTCTTCGACGGCCTTGTAAATCTTCTCATAGCCTCCCTTGTATGTGGGCGGGAAAGCTATTCCGACGCCGCCGCTGCCTTTCTTGGCTTTTAGGAAGTCCACGAAGTCGCCAAAATAGAAGTCGGCAATCTTGAAGTTGAAGGCTCCCTTCCCCAGCTTCTCCCTTGTGGAGAGGTAATAGGCTTGGTGTTTCTCCAGGAACGCCTGCAGCATTTCCTCCTCGTAGATGTTCTTCTCTGAGGTGAAGCGGCTGATGCTCATGACATACATCACCTCGATCAGCTTCTTGTATGGGTGTTCCTCCCACTGGTCGAAGATTCTGGCGAAGCGCTCATTGGTGCAGGTCATCGGTGTGGTGTCTTTATCCAGTACGATGTCCGCTGCCAGCTTCGTGTATAGTGAGACGTCATTGGAATGGACGTTGAAGCCCAGCCCGTGCATGATTTTGTCGCAGTTGAAATTGCCGGAGCAGGCCACATAGACCTCTTTGCAGTCCACTCTTGACATGATGTCTTGTAAGACTACCTTCACTTCCGGCGGTGTTGTTCCTGTGAACATAAGCTATTTCTTTCTTTTTATGGGTTTATACTGAGGGGTTTCTGTTGGTGTGGTGAGCGTCTGGTGCTCGCGGCGCAATAAGGCGCAGACAGAGGGTTTGGGTCTCTATCTGCGCGGTGTCGGTGGGGGGTTAGGTGTCAAAGAGGCTTAGCTCATGCACTGGCTCCTTAGCCACAAATTCCTCTATCTGTATGCCGTTGGCACGCAGATGTTCGGCAAGCAGCTGGCGGTGACAGAACTCTTCAGGCTTTTCATAGCAGCAGAGGGCCACGTCACGGCCATTGGCAAGGCGCTGAACCTGGTTTATAAAGTCAGTGATGTTCATCCGGGCAAGAATCTCGGCCTTGTATCGGCGTGTGTATTCCTCGTCCGAGCTGGTCATCTTCAATATGGAGTAGGTGGGAGCCACCTCCTTCAATGATGGGCCTTGGTACCATCGTGGCGGGTACAGGGCAATGCCTATCATCATCACGTTGGCTTTTGCCAAGGCTTTGGCGTTTGCAAAGTATGAAGTGTATAGTTTCATCTTTCTTCTGTTTTATTTATCATGGTCGCAACAACCGCCGTCCTCATGTTCAAAGAGCATCGGACTGACGAGGGAGCGCTTCTTCTTGAACGCTGTCTTTGCCAGGTAATTCGCAAACCACCAGTTGCGGCAGGTGTTGTAGGCTTTCTCGTCTGCATGGGGCAGCGAGTAGTCGATGTAGTCAGGAGTGATAGGCACCCGCTCCGCATTGATGATGCGGCACTGGATGAAGTCATCGTCTATCTCTATCACGCTTCCCTCCTTCTCGATGAAGGCCAGGTGAAGGTTCTTTGGCCAGTTCCAGCCTTTCTCTACCCCACAGAGGTAATAGAACGGGGCCTTTTTCAGAGTCATGTTTTCCGGCAAGGCCATCGTCCACCATTTCACCCGTTCATCATTGGTGCCGATAAGGCTCTTCATGCAATGATGGGCAAGGTTGACGTCCGTTATATACCGCAGCCACAAGATGCGATTGACGTTCTTAAAACGAGCATATTCTATTGTAACCATGTCTTGAAATGTATTTATCTTATTTGTCAGTGTAAAGGTACAAAGAATTTATCAAATACGCAAGTTTTTGGGCAATTATTTTAATATTTTTTCCAATACTGGTATGATATATTTATCAAGTTCGTAACGTTTGCCTCCTGGCAGTGGCAGAGTGAACTCAAAACGCACAGAATCCAGCAGCTCATTGCGAGTGGCAACCAATTCATTCACGGCCACCACCTCAAAGGTACCGCTCTTGATCTCTTTATCCTTATCCTTCAGCGTACCGTTGTCATACACCGAGAAGGTGTTACCGATGTACTTCCTGTTGCACTCGCAGATGTCGGACATGCTGTGATAGTGCTGGAAGTACCAAACGCCGTTCATGTAGTTGGCCGTGAACTTGTCTTCATCGAGGAAGGCAAAGGTACCTCTCTTGCGCTTGCTGTTCTCGGTGTTGTTCGAGGAGGTGGCACCATAGACGGTGTTTCCAGCCCAGTACACCGTGCCTCCGGGCTTACAGAGGGCAGAACAGGTACGGAGTACAGCAGCCTCGGCATCCAGTGAGTCCACGCTGTTGATTACATGGTCACAGACAACGACATCATAGCGTCCGTACTTCTCCAAGTGAGCGCAAATCTCCTTGCAGTCACGCTCCACCTGCTCAGTCAGGATTTTGCTACGCAGCATCTTCGGCCCACAATAGAAGAACTCTATCGCGTCGATGTCATAGCCCTTGCCCTTCAGCATTTCGTAGTAGTTCTTACAGCCGGCACCGAAGTCCAGGATGCGCGTGGCCTTCGTCACGTTGGGGATGACCTGTGTCTCATAGAGGACTGACAGGGCGTGTTTGTCTGCCCCTTCGGGGTGACGCTCAGGCTGAGCATACGACTGGATATAGGTGTTGCGCTCTATATGGTCGTAGTTGAACTCACCATATTTCAGGGAGAAGAAATGCTCTGCCTGCTCTGCCATACCTTCGGGCAGCACATAGACAAGCAAGGGCATACGCAGCAGCTTGATCGTCTTCGCATAGATGGCACTGATGATGATGTTTCCCTCACTGTCAGCGACAGCATTGGCAAACTGGCCGTACTTATTCACCAGCTCCGTCAGTTTGATGACCTTGTTGGCCTCACCGCCTTTGTTCACCATGATAAGGTCTTTCGGCTGTACGAGGGTGAAGCCCACCGTTCCCTTTGGCACGTTCACCTTCAGCAGCGGTTGGTTCTCGCTCACCTCCACCTCGGTAAAGTTGTGCAGTTGGTTGAAACGCACCTCGTCGTACACCGTGACATTCTCCAGACAGAAGGCAGGGCACTCAGTGATGCCGAGCAGCTTCATCGTCTTTGTCCGTTGGTGGCCAGCAAGGATGCGCTTGTCACTACCCCTTATCACGATGGCCTTGATGATGCCAAGCGTTGACAGGGATGCTTTCAGGTTCTCCTGCGCGTCATCTTCCAGCTTTCGGGGGTTGTAGCCCGCAGGAGAGAGGGTGTCAATTTGCACCGTCTGAATCAATTTACTGATCTCTTCGTTCATAATATTCATCCAATAAAGTGTTAATGAATCCATCCATTTTACCATGCTCCTTGCCGTAGGCTTTGGCACGGCGCTGCAGCTCCTCACTCTCGGCCTTGCTCAGAACAATGTCATACACGCCGAATTTGAAGCTCTCTACCTGTACGGTGGTGTTCTTGTCACCGCCGAAACGGTCAGGGCCATCAGTGTTTGACTGAGGCACCTCCACATTCCAAATCTCAGGGTGCATTTCGACACGCTCCATCGCCTCCTTCACCTTCTCCATGTCGATGTTGAAGTTCACGTTGGCCGTGATATTGTCGGCGAGGGCGAACTCACGGCCTTGCTTCGTGTCAAGGTCAACGTCAGTACGCTTCACCGCAACGAGCTTGTCACCTGTCACCTCCACCACACGCACCTTCTTGATGCCTGCTTTGATGGCAGAGGCAGCGGTCTTGTTGCCTGCGATGATACGGTTGTTCTTATCCAGCACCACCGAGCGGCCACAGCCGAAGTGTTCAAGTGAGTAGTCAATCATCTTCTCACCTTCGGCACAGCCTTTATTGAAGTTGAGGTCATCCTGCACCAGGGCCTCAATGTCTATCTGTCTTTCTTCCATAGCTTATATACCGAGTAATTCACCAACAAGGCCGATGACTACGCCGTTATCCTCGTAGTATTCATCAGCGAACTTATTCAGTCTGTCGTATTCCTCCTTGGTAGGAGTGATGGAGTAGCCTTTGAAGCGGACAGGTGTCACATCTGCATCCTTGCTTGCACGGCTGCTGGCCAGCTCCTTGCGCTCCTTGGCTCTCGCAGCCTTGGCCTCCTGTGCCGTCTGCTTCTCGATGTACTTGTCAATATCCTTAATGCCCCATGCCTCAGTGTCTAACTGCACATCTTCAACACAGCGGCGTATCTCGTTATAGTCGAGAGACATATTAACCTTGGAGGTCATGTTGTCGGCCAGTGCCAACTCCCTGCCCTCGCGTGAATCAAGGTCAAGGTCAATACGTTTGACTGCTATCAGCTCGTCACCTGTTGACTCCACGACAATCACATCGTCTATGCCGTGGGCCTCCGCTGTCTTGGCCGACTTGTTGCCGGCAATAATGCGGTTGTTTTTGTCAATGAGCACTGATCTGGCCGCTCCGAAGTTCTCAAAAGAGCGGTTCATCAGCACCTGACCTTTCTCAGTGCCTTGATTGAAATTCTTATCATCCTGGATAAGGTCGTGTATCTTTATCTCTTCCATTATGCACTCACGAATTTATTGATGAAATACTGGCACCCGCGCTGGGTCACCTTGGTAGTCCGGGTGACATGCTGCTCACCGTTCTTTCCCGACCGTGTACCCTTGGTGACTTCAAACAGGCCCATTTCGACGTATCGCTGCATCGGCATATTCCTGTCAGAGCCGACACTACAGAGGTAGCCCTCCTTGCGCAGCTGCTCAAAGAGCCGGACTTCACCTGTCTCGTAACCGTTCTGGCAGAGAATCTTCGCCAGTTCACCGATAAGCACAGAGTCAGGAGACGATAGGACGGCATCTGCAAAGGCCACCTTTGGCTTCTGCTCCTGCAACTGTTCCTGCTGAGCCTCAATCTGAACGAGCTGCTTCTTATTTTCGATAGATAGACGTTCTCTTTCCTCATACTGCAAAGCCCACGCCCTTGCTGCCTCAGCAGGATTGGAGAAGTCCGGGAGTGTGGATTGCATCGCCTTTCGTGCCTTCTGCAATTCCTCCAGCTTGTCAATGATTCTCTCTCTCAGAACTGGGTCGTAGCCCGATGCAAGAATGAGGCACCCCTTCGGCGAGAGGAAATACATCGGTCGAGTTTTCCCCTGTGCATCTGAATATGAGGTCAATCCAAAATTGGATTCACATACTCCCTTCTCCAAAAGCACACGAATATCACGCATAACATGAGCGTGTTGTTTGCCTATCAGCTCCGCTACTTCAACAGAAGACATACCTTTCTTTGACTTCTGACTTTCTAATTGAATAACACCTTTCTCCATAATCTATCGTTTTATTGCTATTAGTCCACAGAAATTCAGGTAGCGCCAATAGGTCTCGATGATACGGAAACCAGCAGCTTCCAGGAATTGACGGTTTGCAGCCTCGGTGACAGGCACCAACGTACCTTCGAGGCTCTTACGTTTCCCGGCGATCTGCTCCTCCGTATAGCTATTCTCCCTCTTGATGGCATAGTATTCATCCTTCATCGCCTCGTCTATCACAGCAGAATAACCCAGCACCTTCTCAACGAAAAGGAAAGCACCGCCACGCTGCAGGCTGTCATAGACATTCTGAATGATGCGCTGGCGGTACTCTATCGGCGTGAACTGGATGGTGAGACAGGAGAGGATAAGGCTACATTTCGCCTCTGGTAGCTCCTTGGTGATGTCCTTCTTCTCTATGATGACGTTTTCCATGCCTGAGTATTTGGCACGGCAGATGCCTAACATCGGCTCACTCGTATCACAGAGGTGGAACAGACATTCGGGATTCTTATTGATAAGACTTTCCACACCGAGGCCAGTGGAACAGCCCAAGTCCATAACATTGCTGTCATGGGTGATGAACTTCTGCCCCAACCGCATCGTAAGGTCGCGCATGGTGTCATAGTCAGGGATGGAGCGGCTTATCATGTCATCAAAGACACGCGCCACCTCAGCGTTGAACTCCCACCTTCCCTCTGGTATGTACTGGTCCTGATTCATGCCTTCGCGTTTTGGAACTTCACAATATCCATACCGAAGAACACAAGAAGCGTCTCCAGCTGCTCCACCGTAATGCCGCGCTTGCCATTGAAATAGCTGCTCAGCACACAGCGGTTAATGCCTGTCTCAGCGGACAGCTCGATAATCTTCTTGTTCTGCTTCGATACACGGTCACGCATAAGCAGATGAATCATGTTGGCCGGAACCATTCCGTCCTCGCCCTCATACGCTGCCGTCACCTTCAGATAAGCCATAATCTTCATCAGGTGTTTGTACGGAATCGACCGCCTCCCTCTGAGAAAAGCGTTCAAGTTCTGTACTGTCAGCCCCAGCAGGGTACAGAGCATCGTCTGGTTGACTCCGCGCTGGTGCATGTGCTCTTCTATCCGTTCTCTTATCATTTATACAAGATTTAGTGCTGCAAAAATAATCATTTCTCCCGAAACTGCAAAATATTTGATAATCTATTTATCAAAATCGCTAAAAAATTTTGTGATTTACTCAAAATTCCTTACCTTTGCAAGTGAATAGATACATTTCATCTATGCTTCTTGCCCGTTTCCGGGTATCATAGTCATAGTTTTGAAGGTATTTATCTTATTTGCATAGGAACGGCTTGCTCGGGAGAGTGGGCCGCTCTACTTTTTGAGCGGCACCGTCTTTCCCTTCGACTCCTGATCTTCCATGTCAGGGGGCAGCATCCAATAGCGAGGCTTCGGTATCTTCTCCTCGTCCTCATTCTGGAAGTACAGGGAGCCATTCTTTCCCTTCACTACCCTGCCGACAAAGAAGGAGCCGCCATTACTCAGCAACAGCCATTTGTCAAGTGGAGGGTAGCCCTTCTCCAGCGGATGCCACTCGCCATCGCGGTAGAACTCAGCACCCTTACAGAAGGCAACGGTGGCTATGCGCTCAAAGGCTGACTGCACCGTTTCACTCGCGCCCTGGGCAGCACAGGCAATTCTCATGTTCCTGCCGTAGGTCTCTGCGGCATTGAGGAAATCCCGTCCAAGGATTTTCTCAACTAACTTTCTTTCTTCCTGTTCCATACTATTTGCTTTGTTTCTTTTCTACACAGGCCCAGTCAACCACAAACACGTCATGCTGGTAGTCATTCCGGGCGTTTGTCCTGTTTTTACTTTCGTGTGTCATAACTCGTCAAGTTCTTTATTCAGATTTTCTATCTTACTTTTCATGTAGTCCTTGCGCTCCTGCACCATACCGATAGCAAGGGCAGACAGACGCCTCACAAACTCAGAGGGCATGGTGTCAAGGAAAGCGTCTATCACGTCCACTGGTTTGACCATCCCCATATTTAGCAGCCCTTCCATACTTTCAAGAGCAGACTTGCAATCGTCTATCTCCTTTGAAATCCTGTTGGCCTGTTCCAAAACGTCTCTGTTCATAACTATTTCGATTTGTTCTGTTTATAATATCTGCCGCCACACTCCCCGTCAGGCAGTATGTCATAGGGGCCGATGGCCTTGCCTGAGTTCACGTCAAGAGCCAAGGAGAAAAGTGCGCAGTCCAAACGGACGTTGCACTTTACATCACAGCAGATAGTCGTCTTATCCATTCAGCTTTCTTTCCACAAGGTCGGCAATATCCCTCACCTTAGAGCCGGCAACGGTCAGACCGTCACACTCTTCATCGGTAATGGTGATGTCAAGCTGGTGCTCCAGCTCCATCACTACCTGTACCATATCGAGGCTGTCACCCCCGAGGTCTTCACGAAAGCTGTCATCAAGTGACACAGACATTTTCTCTCCTGCTGGTGATACGAAACGCTGTGTGGTCTCTATCACCTTTGCTTCAATTTCTTCTCTATTCATTTTGCTTGTTATGATTGGTTTACCAAAAATCCTTGTCACCAGGCATCATCTTCCACTCCCTGCCGTCGAGTAGTGCGCCGTTGGCCTCCTTGCCGCGTTTGACACCATCCTCACCCCAAGCACCCCATTGCTTGAAGAAAAACGCCTTGTGTGCAGCAAGGGTGGCATCACGCAAAGAGCGGAACCAGTGAGGGTCAGTATGGCGGGCGCGTACACCGCTCTCACCGCCTGTTATCACCCAGTCGATACGGTCAAGGTTGATGTCGGGCATATTACCCAGCAGCGGCTCGCATGAGAGGAAGCGGACAGCAGCTTTCTTTATCTTCCGCAGGTGGTCGATGCGGTCATAGTGGCCGGCACTCTCACAGGTCACGCCCAGCCAAGCGTTTTCAGGTGGGGTGAACTTGCTGAAGAACGAGGCCATGCGCTCTGATCGTTTCGTCAACAGCTGGAAAGTATGTTGGGGGTTGTCCTGGATAACCATCAGCACACGCTCCAAGAATCGGTCACTAATGGCCTCATGGAAGAGGTCACCCATAGAAGTGACGAATACCATGCGGGGAGTCTTCCACTTGTAAGGCTCACCGAGACTGTCAGGGTGCTCAGTAGGAAGGAAGCCGTTTTTATACTTCTCCTTGCTGCCAGGCATCTTCTGTAACCGTCTGGCCATGGTCTCAGCATAGCAGTTTTGACACGCCTCACTGAGCTTGCTACAGCCAGTAGTGGGGTTCCATGTCTCTTGCGTCCATTGTATCTTTGTCGCCATATTCTACTCCTTTTCAAGGTTGATGTATTTCGAGAATTGTGTATCGCCTAACTGGTCAGAAGCGGCAATCCAGCCGAGAATCATCTTCTCAACCATGCCTTTCTTCGTGGCATACTTGCTGGCACTCTTCGCCATCTGCAGTACCGTAGCGACCAGTGCAAACAGGTTGGTACTCGTTTCTTCTAACGGGCGACCGTCAAAGTTATCGAGCAGTTGTGAGGCAATGAGCATAGCCTGCTCCTTGTCTATCTCCAGTGTTACCGTTTTCTGTGCCATAGTCAACCCCTGAAAATGTTTCCGTTCTTTGTTGTCACATCACCAGCAACACGTCCACAATGGACGTTGCCGTTCTTTGAGTCCACATTACCAGTCACGTCACCGCAGTTGACGTTACCATTCTTAGAGCTGACGGTGTTCACCGTCCCCTTTACCTCCACGTCTGCGTTTTCCGTTTCGATGGATTCTACATTGCCCTCTACGATAATCTTGAACACAGGAGGCTCCTTGTATTCCTCGATGGGCTTGCCGTTCACAAAGATTCCCCTGTCGGTAATCTCTACACGGCCATTGATGTTTTCATACTTCTTGCCGTTAGCGTAGAATGAGCCCCTAATACTGTTGATGATTGTTGTACCCATATCAAAATTCTATTTTGAGTTGTTCGTTTTTCTTGTTGTCAAGCTGCTTGCTGAGATTCACCTTCCGGCCATCCTCGGCACCTGCTTCGTAGGCTTCGCCCAACACCTCACGTCGGCGAGGCGCACGTTTCTTCCTGCTATCCATCTTATAGCCGTGGTCAACGAGGAAATCTTCGATGCGGTCATTGTGGACTACCATCAGCGCCGTTTCCTCAGAGGTAGGCTTCATGCTGTCGTAATTCTCCTGCAAGCCATCAGAGACACCTTCCAGGTATGAACGGAAAAACAGGTTCTTTCCTTTGTCGGTGTAACGCTTGCCTTCTATCATGTAGGCATTGGCAGACTCATTGAATCTTTCTATGACTAACCTGCGGAAAACCTTCAGCAGGTAGATATAGAACTCCTTCACGACCACCACATTCTCCTCGGCACCGATAATGAACATCTTGCCGTTATGAGTGCGCGTGTACATTTTACAGAGGTTGTTGCTGGCAATAACCGAAAGTAGCTTTTTCTTCCAGATATTACCGTACTTGTCAGCAGCTATCATGTCCTCACTCTCAGTCATGGAGGACTTCTTTTCTTCTTCGTCCTCTATGTCACCCAAGGAGAGGTTGTAGTCCATGAGCAGCTTGCGAACCATCTTAGCCGCCTGATATGCTTCTCCAGTGCTGCCGATCTTCTCAGCATTGAACTGCAATCTCAGCAGCTTGCGGATTTTGTTAATGACATTCTCTTTCTCCATAGTCTTGAAGTTTGTATCTTATTTGCATTGGCAAAGGTACAAAGATTTTATCAAATCTGCAAACATTTTGCCGTTTATTTTATCATTCCTGCAAATTATTTCGGTTTCGCATACTTCTCTGCCAGCTTGTCAAGTCCCATCTTCTGACGCTCTAACTGGGAAAGGAACTCGTCTTCGTGATTCAGCTCCAGTGCCTTGATGCCTGCCTTGTCAAGCGTCTTTTCGTCAAACAGCTTATCGCAAAACTCCTCGTATGCTTTGATGGAGGAATAGTTGCTGCAGGGCTTCACCAGTTTTCCCTTCGGCTGTATGAGGGTTTTGGCGAACATTCCGAAGTTAGCGCTTGCCTCTGCTATCCGCGCTGGCAGGTAGTCTTTTCTCAGGTCAACGCCAAACCGCTCGTTGTAGAGGTTAAAGTAGCTGTCGAACAGGTCAAACGTCATGCTGATTAGCGATATTGTCAACTGCGTCTGTGCTTTTAGCGGGAGGTCAGTCAGGCCCTCCTTCTCAAAATAGCTGTAGAAGGTGACATAGAGGCTTTTCATTTCACGGCTCAACCGCTTAGACATCTGCACGGCATAGTCATCCATCAGGACACTGGTGTTACCTTCGCACTTAGAAAGCCACTCCCTGAACTTGGTGAAGCATTTCTGCGTCTCGTTGAGCCACGTCTTATTCTTGAAACGGATGATATTCCTTTCCTCGCACATATCCCACACCTTGTAGAACTCCGCTTCTGCCAGCAGCAGAGGAATGACTATCTCTGACCAAAAACGTGCACGGCAATCTCTCACAACTGCCTGTGTCTGCTGAAAGGTCAGGTTTTCTACAGGTTTCTTCGGGACGTTCACATAAGGGGCTTGCTTTGCTGCCGGGTGATAGTATGTCTTTTTCATAAGCTGATAGGATTTACGCGCATGGTACGCAGGTTCAGGAATAGGCCGTTATGCTCGATGCAGCCATTGGTAATGAGCTTCCAAAGGAGGTTACACCCAAGCTGGGCCAGTGTGGAGTTGATGAAAAGGTCTTGCTTCTCCAGTGCTTCGGCAAGGGAGCAGCTGGGGCCGCTGTCTTTCTCGTTCACAGAGGACAGGTCAAAACGTTCATCGACGCACGGCAGTTTATCGATTGTCTCAGACTCCTTCGACTTCGGTTGCTTGTGGCCTTTGATGGTGCCGAGTACGACCTGGCCAGTGTCAGCAGTATTGCCAAAATCCAGCCAGTAGTATAGGTCTTTCCTGTCATCACCGTTTGTCTGCTGATAATGCCGGATATTCTTACCGATGGCTATTCTGGCCTTTGCATTATCCACACAGCTGATGATGATATTCGCCGTATCGTCTGCATCCTTGCTGGGGTATCTGCAAGGCATGGCATCCCATCCAAGGCCAAAGAAGCGGTTGATGCGGGTCACAAGGACGGTGGCCTTGTTGCTGCCCACCTCCTGTGGAGTGAACAGCTGGCGGCCAAGATTCGCCTCCGTCACTATGTCATCGTCAAAGACTGTCACCTGTAGCCCCTTGTGGCCAAGGCAGCGCAGGGAGTGGTCTATCCTTGCCAAGGCCGTGACTACCTGGCTTCCCGTGCCTCCTGCCCCTATGACGTACACCGAAAGCGGATGGTATGGATTCAGGAGATAGTTATGCGTAAAATGTACTTTCTTCATTTCAGTATTTCCTTTAGCGTCTTTGAGGCAGGCTTCAATACGTCTGTCGGGAACGGCTCGCCTGTCTCTATGAGCCGCTTCGTGAGTAATGCGAGATTCCCCTTGATAGGGTTACCGCCTGACAGGTGGCTGAACTCAGACAGCCAAAACATCTTCTCCCACCAATCCATGACATTGACAAAAGTGCGCTCCGTCGGCTTCTGTACCTTCGCACTGCCAAGGCAGACGTTATCTGTCGTGTTCATAAACGGTGCTCGGTACAGCGTACCCTTCGGCTTCTTACCCTTGAAGGCATAGATGCTCAGTGAGCCGTTATGCACGATGTAGAGCAGTCCTGGCACCTTCATCTTTCCATTGGGGATATTCAGCTCTCTGATGAAGAACACGTTTCGCTCCTCCGGACCATGATACCAGACGAGCTTACTGCCGTCCATCCTTGTGTCGCAATACAGGACATTCTCAGGGATGACCCCGTACAGACTCTTGTCAAGCTGTGGGTTGGAGGATGCCACACTCTTCACCATCTTAGCCAGCACCTCTTCTGTCAGAGGCTTGCCAGCTCCCATCACACCGTTTACGATGTCGCGCTTCTCTAAGTAGTAGTCGCCCTCGCAGGTGCTTTCCGTCTTATAGGCTATGATAGCCGCATAAGGATGGTAGATGTCTGTGATTTGCTTCAATACGTCACTCATAGATATAACTCAGAATCTTTTTGTACCACTCAGTCCACCGCTGGGGGTAGTCGCTGACATGGATTTGTTCATTACACTTACTGATTTTATGTACTTCGACCAGCACAGGAAGGCCCATGCTGCTGTCATTGTTATTGAACGTCTCGATGGTCTTTTCAACAACTGGGTCATCGTCCATGCCATAGCTGAACATGAAGATGGCACCAAGGGCAACCATATCGTCCGACATTCCTTCCTCCTCACAGAAACTCTCGTCGCCCATATCGTAGCGGATAGGAACGATGTCATAGTTGGATAGGCTGTCTTCCAGATGCAGCTTAACACCTTCTTCGAGGACGTCAAACAGCTCGGACACTGGCCGCTGCTCACCGTTTGGCAGCGAGTAGTAAGCGTGGCCACTCTCTCTGTACCGCTCCATCCCAAACCTGACCTCTTCTGCCAACTGAAAGAAACACCCGGCCTTTGCCTTCTTCTTCTCCTCGATGGTCTCAAAGATGGTGTTCAAGTCTCCCAGCAGATAGCGGTCAGTGTGTGCCTTATATTCCGGGCTGGCCTCGTCTGCCATTTCATCGTACTGATCTTCGCAGTCATCCCAATTCATCGAGTAGCACATTTCGTAGCTGCTCTTTGGCATGATAAACATTCCGTAGTGGAAGAGGAAAGCGAAGAAGTCCATCAGCACCTCCCGTAGCTGTTCGTCCACATGCTCCAGTATCTTGATAGGCATGAAATAGATGTTTGACGTGTCGAGTCCGTCCTTTACATGGTAAGCGACTAACTCCCTGTGTGCAGGATGGTCGCCGTCGTCAAAATCCACCAGTTCAATGCTGAAATCCTTTATCTGCTTCTGAATAGCTTTTGTAAGCAATACCGCATCATGGAATCTGTTGCCTGTGCTCCTGAACTTCAGCGGCTTGTCATAGACAGAGAGGAACTGGCGGGCCTGTTCGGTAAGGGCGGGCAGGTCTATCTCCCCGCACCGCCCTGTAATCGTTTCAAGGTCATAGGCATGGAGGCTGTCGAAGCGGCAGGTCAGAAAATTACTGCATTGCCCTTGCTTGGCAGTACGCGGCGATCGTCCTCGCTGTCCTTCCTTGATAGAAGCCTTCCTATAGTCTGATGGAAATGCCATAAGTCCTCTGCTTGTTTCTTGTTCATCCCTTCGTGCCTATCGTTGTCTTGAACTCATAGACAGCTTCGTCATTCTCAACCTTCGGCCCATGGACGTTGCTCGTCGTCAGCTCAGGGTACTGGTTGCTGTAGAAGTTCATCACCTCTTCGGGCGACATGGATGGGTCGGGGTCAGAGAGCTTCTGACCGTTGTGCTTAAACACGCGCTTGTAGCCTTTTACTATTAGTGCCATAATTCTTCTGATTTTAAGGGTTATTCTTCTTCGTTCTCATTCTCTTCTGTAGGCTCCTCTTCGGGTTCCTCCTTCTTTGCAGGGGCAGCAGGTTTGGCAGCAGCCTTTCCGGGCTTCACGTTCTTACCGTCGCTCTTATCCTCAGAGGCAGCACCGAACATCGTACCCTCGCCCAGGGCCTCCTTTACCTTCTTGCGCAAGGTGTCAACCTTCACAGCAGAGCCAGCCACCGTAGTAGCGTACTTGTGTGCGCCGTCAAGACAGGTGAGAGCGTCCTTATACTTATCCTCCTTGAAGTTCTGCTCAGCAAGGGTCATCCAGCTGTTGAACTCCTCGATGGCCTTCTTCTGCTCGTCCTTGGCCTTCTTCTCCATTTCAGATGCAGCCTTGGCAGCTTCCTGTGCGTCCTCGAAAGCCTTGATGTTAGACAACAGGCCGTTGGCCTTTGCGATGGGCTGAAGCACAGCGTCCAGGAAACCTTCGTCCATTTCCTCGGCGGTGCCATTGAGACAGATGGGAACAAGCTTATTCTTCGCTGCGTCCTTCACCAAATTGTTGCCGGGCAGTACGCTGACAACCATACCGTTCTCACTCTTGGCAACGGTGATGGCAAGAGTGCTGCCATCCACCATGCTCTCTGATAATTTCTTGAATAAATCCATAAAAGTTATACTGTTTGGGTGGGAGGTGGTTAGTCTCCCGTTACCTTGTTATTGCTTAGAATGTCTGACCGTAGCCCTCCTGTCTGTGATACTCTGCCAGCAGACAGCCACCACCATTGTAGAAGTACACCACGCCGTCACGCTCTCTCTCGTAGTCATCATCTTCGGCTGTTGCCTGAAGGTACTCACGAAACTGATCTTCGCTGACGAAAGCTCTGTTGCGGTCATCGAAATCGAAAATACTAATCTTGCTCATAATCTCTAAATTTTGAAGTCTATCTTATTTGCAATTCTCTTACTGGTAGTCAAGGTAAATCTCAGTCACCTTGCCGTCGTTTATCAGCTGGTTCACTTTCTCTGTGATAGCCTCTATTCCCTTAATGTCCTCAAAGGTCATCGTGGGCATTCCAGACATGAGGGTAAACTGGCGATCGTCTCTGTCAAGCTGGATAAGCAGCTCACCGTCTGTAGTGTTGATAACCACCTGTTGCTTCCAAGGGTCATAATCTGAGCCAGTCCAAATCTTATTAAACTGCTTCTGAAGTTGCTTAATTGTAGCCATTTTGTCTAAAGTTTTGAAGTTTATTGATTTATCTTATTTACACTACAAAGGTACAAAGTTTTAATCAAATGCGCAAGTTTTACGTCAATTATTTTCTTGAAAAATGAAAAATTTTCCTCTGAAAATCAGCCACTTACATCATTATGTGCATCGATGTATTCCTGTGGTGTGCAGCCGTGCTTCTTCTCGAATATCTTGCTGTAGGTCTCGCGTACAGATTCAAAGGTTTCAGTCACCAGCCATTTCGCCTGTCGAAGTATCTCATTCGGATTCTCCTTCTTTACTTTGGCCTTGGCCTTTTCCTCTTCCTGCTTTTTGAACTCCTCCGCTATGCGGTCAAAGGGATGGGGCCTGCCCTCAATGCCATTCATCTTGCAGTATTCCTCCCAGGTGACTTTGTTCTTTCTTGCCTCCTCTGCCTCGCGCTCCTCCTTGGCCTTTCGATCTTCCTCATATTTGCGCCAATAGTCCTGCTGCCTGTCCTTGACAAAGGAGCGGAAAGACTTCATAATGCGCATAGGGTCAACGTTGCCGTAAAACTCCTCATAGATACCTGACCGTAAGCGGGCGCAAAACAGAATGAACTCCATCATCGTGAGCGTCGGGAACTCAGCGAGTATCTGCATACTGAGGTTATCGAGCTGCCAGTCATTCATCTTCTCCTTCACGTTGGCAAAGGCGCTTACTTCCGTAAACTGAGCACGCATCCAAATGATGCAGGCACTCTCTACTTTACGGCCTGCTCTGTCAGTTACAGCAGGGTAAGCCTGAGCAAGTACACCCAGCATTGGCGACTCAACCTTTGCACAGCAGTCTATCGTCGGACAGGCACCCATGATGACCGCCTGCAAATCAGTCGGGTACTTACTGGTTATCTGGGAGGGAGTGTTGCTCCGGCGCAGGGTTTCCACCGCCTTGTTCTCGCATCTGCATAAAGTAGAGCTCGTCTGCCTTTGCAATGTCATCAACGCAAGCTGCTCGCTGACGCTCGACAACGACTGATCCTGACGCTTGCGGGTGGTTGGTAGTGTTGTTTGTTCCATTTCTTCGATTCTTAATTTCAGAAATAATCTCGTTGTACTGACTGTTTATCTTTGAGAGCGAAAAGTTGTTCATTATCCACGACTTGTTGATGCTCCGTATAAACTGGCCAAAAGCAGCTACAAGGCTGTCATCGTCTATAGGCAGCGGTTTGTCTCGCGTCTTACGGTTGTACTCTATCTTTCCGAAGATTTTCTTGATGGCCACCATATCCTTTGCCTCCCAGCCGTATGCCTCACCGTAAAGCTCTTGGAAGTAGGCCATGAATATCTCCTGCCCCCGCGTGTATTTAGATACTTCGTCGCCATTCTTCAACTTTCGTTTTTCGCCTGGCTCATGGGGTGGCTCAGAGTTTTCTTCTTTCTTCGTTTTAGTTTTCCGCGCACGCGAAGAAGAATCCTTATCGACGTTAGGAGATAAGGATAAAATATTCTTATCTTCTTTTCTTCTTATGATGTGGTCAGTTGGCTGGTCACTTAGCTGGTCAGTTGGTTGGTCGTTTTGTTGGTCATTCTGCTGGTCGTTTTGACTTTCGCCTTGTTGGTAATCGTCATATCTACAGATAGTTACGACACTATATTTGTTGGTCGTTTCTATCGTTATTTCACCTGAGTTTACAAGACGAGTGAGACACGTCCTTATTGTACGCTCAGAAATGCCAGTTTCAGCACTCAATTTCTGCCTGCCAACAATCAACTGACCGCGACAAATCTTCTTTCCCTGCCATGTCTTTTCTGCGGGGGATGCCTTTATCAGCAGATGCAGGAACAAATGAACCATTTCGGAATGATTATACCACTCCCATTCGGTCAATTTGCGGTATATCTTTAGCCAACCATCACTCATACAGATTTCCCTTCTAAGTAATTCTTCACTTCGTCACGGAACTGATCGAGACTCTTGCAGACAACGTAGCGGTTGCCGTACTTCTCGCAGTTCTTTTGCCATTCCTTCTGCTCTGGCCGCTGATAGCTGCCGGGCTTCTTCATTTCGATATACAGGGCATGGTATCTACCCCTTGGGATGCAGAGGCAGAGGTCAGCAACACCTTTCACTATCCCTTCACGCTTCATCCTCTTACCCATACCGCCGAGGCGTATGCCCTCATTGGGGATATGGAAAAGCATACCCTCCTGAGCGAACACAGGATATTGCACGGCGAACCATTTAAGGCATGACTGCTGTATATCGCTCTCAGTCATTCCAGCGCCTACTGCTACATGGGCCGGCACACTCTTCTTGTCAAGCCCCTTTGTGATTGCGTCCAACAGACGCTTGTTAAACGATTCTCTTGCCATAATCAGAAATATGTGTTAGTAAGTTGCTTCCATGAGTTGCTGACCCAGCCCCACATAGCGTACATACCCGCCTTTGGCTCATACAGCTTCAGGTGTTCCACCTTGCCGAAACGCCCGACATTCCCCCCAAGGTCTACAAACCATGCGTCCTTTCCTGGGAATGGGCGTATCTCGCGCCCGACAATCTGGTAATACTGAGCAAGGGAGTTGGTGGGCCTTGCCATAACGATAGTGTCAAGCTCCGGGTAGTCGAAGCCAGTTGTAAGCACCCCTACATTGGTCAGCACCTTAATTTCCCCAGCCTTAAAGCCTGTAATGAGCCTATCGCGTTCATCAGCGGGCGTTTCGCCTGTCAGCATACGACATTCAGGTACAGCGCGACATAGTGCCTCACTCTCTTCGATGAAGCGGGTGAACACCAGTATGCCCTTCCTTGGCTTGCCGTCCTTCGGGTTCAGCAGACGGCGTACTATCTGAGACAGCTGCACCGTAAGGCCGCACCGCTCATTCTCAGCATAGAGAGAGCGCTCGTCATAGTCCCTGCCCGTGCTGTTCATCCGTACCCGTGAGGTGTCAATGACATTCATCGGGAAGTAGCGGACATTGGCGAGGTAGCCCTGCTGCAGCAGCTCGTCGATACCAATGCTGTAGAGTACCGAGCTGAAGATTCGCGGCTTGGTACGGGTGAGGAACTTCAGGATGCACTTGTTCTTTAGCTCCACACCGGGCTTGGGGAAACCGTTCTCGTCGAAATACTGATCTTCCTTATAGCTGCCATTTGGTTTGAACTCCCCTTTGAACTCTATGCCTTGGCAGGTGTAGAGGCGGTAGGGTGTGGCAGTGAGGCCCAGCACCTTGCGCGGCATCTTCTCGATGAACTTCTTATACATTCCCTCTGCAGCGTTGACCAGGTGACACTCGTCTATTATCACCGCCGCGAACTCGTCGAACAGCTCCATGTGATTGTTCACGCTGCCGATGGTCGCAAAGGTGATGCGCCCTACCTTCTTCTGTTTCAGGGATGCAGAGTAGATAGAGGCCACGATGCCGTACTTCGCCAGTTTCCCGAAGTTCTGTTCCAGTAGCTCCTTCGAGGGCTGAAGCACGATGATGTTCCCGTCCAGCTGACGGGCGATGTCAGCGATGATGATACTCTTGCCTGCACCAGTAGGCGCAACAATAATACCGTTGCCCTTCGCCTTGGAGCGAAAGAACTTCACCGCCGCATCACTCGCCTCTTGCTGATACGGTCTGAGGGAAAACGCGCTCATTCACCTGCTGCCTTCATCTTACCGTCCACAATGGTGTCATCGTCGGCCTTCTTCTTATACTCGAACACGTCCATGAGGTTCGTCTCGGCAACAGACAGGATGACATAATCGGTCATCGTCGTACCCATCACCTCCTCGATGTTCTTAACAGCACCTGTGAAGCTGCTGGCCTGAACAAGGTAGTTGACCATAGTACGCTTCTCCTTGTCAGAGTTCTCGTCATAGGTGATGAAGGCCAGCTTTGCCTTATACCAGCGGTCGCCACTGTCATCAAAGAAAATCTCCTTGTAGGAGGCAGGCACGATGCCCTTCACCTCGAACTCGCCGCTGATATAAGCGGACATTTCCTGCGTAATGCGCTCTTCGGCCTCTGTGTGGCTGAGTGCATCAACGACGTACTTCTCGGTCTGCATCTTCTGCAAGCCGTCTTCCATCATCTTCTCGTAACGGATTTTGGTTTCAAACCATTCGCTTGTTCTTGATCTCATAATCGTACTGTTTTAAGTGAATAACTAATTTTTACTATGTTCATTTGAACTTGAACTCTTCGATAAATTCTAAGAATAACTCGCTGTCATCAGGCAAGGGTAGGGTGACGTTCCACTCGGTCAGTGCATCGGCATGAATCTGATTCATAAAGTGGCGCATAGCGTCTGTGCTCAGTCGGCTGGTGCCTGTGCCTGGCGGCAGGAACTTCTTGCAGTAGTAGTCGTGCCACTCGTTCCGTGTGCTGCCCGACCAATACTCCAGCTGTGTCATCCACATCCAAAAGAGTTTGTTCTGCGAGAGGCTACGCACATAGCCCACCTTCTCAAAGACGATATGATACTTGCCGTAAGGCAATTCGTCTATCGTCTCAACAAGGGAGTGGCTGAGCCTCGCCCCTCGCAGAGCGCTCTTATCCAGTGTGACCACCCTTCCCATACCTTACATCAGAATGGCAGGTCATCGTCTTGCTGTGGCTCTGGTTCAGCAAGTGGTGCCTCAATGGTCGCTGCCTGGTTACTGCTGGGGATG